AGCAAGAGGCCGCAGATAATGCCGCTTTCGAGGTTGGTTTCCATGAAGTCCGCGAGGATGACACCGAAACCACAACCGAAGTAACAACAGAAGAGCCGAACGAATCGACAGAAGAAGTCGAACAACCAGAAACCAAGGTATTAGCCGGTCTTACTGAAAGTGAGATAGGTGAATTATTAGGCAAGGTACGGCATATCGATGAGCTTCAACAAGGCGTAACAGGGTTGCGTGATAAAGCTTTTGGAAAAATCGGCGAGTTGAGCCGAAACATTCAGACATTGCAGCAGTCCGGGATGAACACCGGCAAACTGCAAGTACAGGCGGATAAATTAAAACGCCTGCATGAGATGGACCCGGAATATGCGGAAGCATTAGCGGACGATCTCAATGATTTAATACCTGTCGGAAACCAAACTGAAAATGCTGTAACCAGCGATTATGTCAATCATGCAGTTAATGATGCAGTCGGCAAGATGTCCCGAAGTTATGAGGAAAAAATTCTTACTTTGGCGCATCCTGATCATAACCAGGTCACTCAAACTTCCGAGTTTAATGCGTGGCTAGGACTCAAGAATGCACAAGAACAGCAACAGTTAATGAACTCTGAAGATGCGTTATTCGTATCACAGCGATTAAACGAGTTCAAGCAATGGCGTAATCAAGCACAGCAACAGCAGCAAACCCAAGAGCAACAGGAAGCCAAACAGCAGCGAAAGCAAAACAAGCTGAAACGGGCCGTTGTTCCGGATGGAATTGCGCAAGAACAGCACGGCATTTCCGACGAAGATGCATTCCTGGACGGATTTAACAAGGCCAGGGGGATATAACGTTTTTATTACTGTCGTGAGACAGCAAGGAGATTAGTACCATGGGTACTCAAAAATACATTACGGCTGCAGGCCGTATTAACAAACTCAAGGGTGAAATTTTAGCCCATGCCATCCCGGTAGAGGTTTTAGGGATTACCGGCACGCAGAAGCAAATGCCAAAAAACAATGGGGATAACGTTGTATTCAGACGTTGGCTACCCTTTGGTGGAACCGATAATATTTGGATTAATCCGGCTGCCACCGATGCTGCGGCGACGTTCGAAACTAGTCACATGACCACTGAAGGCGTCACGCCGAGCGCAGACACCTTAACCCCAACTGATGTCACTGCAACTTTGCAAGAATATTCGGTGCTGTATTCACTCACCAACAAAACGGCTGATTTGTACGAAGATGACGTTCCTGGCGAGATGAAAAAGCAGACCGGTGAACGAGTGGGTTTAATTCGTGAAATGGTGCGTTATGGGGCTTTAAAAGCCGGAACCAATAAGTTTTATTCCGGTGGAACGTCACGATCTACTGTGGATGAGGCCGTTACATTAGGCTTCTTACGTAAAATCGCCCGCTCATTAAGAGCAAATCACGCTAAGCAAATCACCTCTGTTTTAGCGCCGTCTCCCAACTTCAAAACCAGTGCGGTCGAAGCCTCTTATTTGGTGTTCGGTCACACCGACTGCGAGGCAGATATTCGAGATTTGACAGGGTTCACACCGACTGCCGAATATGGGCAGCGAAAGCCTGTTCATGAATTGGAATGCGGCTCGGTGGAAAATTTCCGCTTTATCCTTTCCCCTGAATTAGTACCGATTCAAGATTCTGGTGCGTCTGTCGGTGCGACCGGCCTGGAATCAACCTCTGCGTCCAATATCGATGTATATCCCATGTTGGTGGTCGGTGAGGATGCTTGGGGGCAAGTAGCTTTACGTGGCGCGGATTCGATTGAACCGACTTATATCAAGCCGGGACAAAAAGATTCGGGAGATCCCTTGGGTCAGCGTGGCTATGTGGGTGCGTCGTTCTACTTCGAGTCTACCGTTTTGAATAATGGTTTTATGGCTTCGTGTGAAGTTGGTGTAACCGCCCTTTAATCACTCATTAGACGGGCTTAATCGCCCGTCTTTTCTGGAGAATCAAACATGGCAAGTATTAAACAACGTCTTAACGCATTGTCGAGCAATCGAGATGCGAAAGAAATTAAAGCGGTGTTGGATGCAGTTCTTGTGGATGAATCGGCCGTTATTACCGATCTAACGGCAATAGCAGCAGATTTAGCCGCATTACGGGCAGCAGTGGTGGCTATTACGGCCCAGCTGGATGCCGATGCAGGTGTTACAGATACCGATTATGCCGCCAATAACGACCCCGCCGCATTAACCGCATCAACACCCTCGTTAACGCTAACGTCTTAATTATTTTTGGAGTAAATCAATGGCTATTACAAGCTCAAGTACGACCGCAGCGGAAATGTTGCGTATGGCTAACGGTTCGCATTTGGATGATGCGGCCAGCCCGGATGCCGCCAGCATTACGCTGGGCTTTGACCCGCGCTATATTCGCGTGGAAAACGAAACCGACCGCATCTTATTCGAATGGTACGAAGGGGTGGCTTCTGCCAAAGGCGTCAAGACTGCCGCAGCAGGCACCAGAACCTTGGAAACTTCGGCAATGATTACGGTGAGTAATGATGTAATCGGATTCCCGGTCATTCAAAACAAACAATACCGATGGATTGCTGTCGGTTAAACCTTAAAAGGTCATCTTCGGATGGCCTTTTTTTTGACTGTCGTGAGACAGCCAGGATCAACCGACTGTCGTGAGACAGCCAAATCCTTTATGGAGAATAATGATGACATCAAGACGTCGCACGAAACCGATGGAAACGTCTGAACAGAAAGTAGGGCAAGATACTCCGCTTGAAATCTCAACAACCGGCGATGCTGAAATTGAAAAGCCAGACATTCAAATTATTGATGGGCCGGATTTTGGCAAAAAAGAAAAAGCGTTAATTTTTCTGGAAGAACCGGTATCTATTATGGTGCATGAGAGTACCGATCCCAATGATGAACCCGTCCCGTTTGTGGGCGTGAATGGCCGCAATCAATTTTTTGTTCGCGGCAAAATCCAGACTGTGAAGCGTAAGTTTGTCGAAGCCCTGGCTAGAGCTAAACGAACCCGTTATCGCACTCAAATCCTAAAAAATGAAGGTAATGTCAGGCAGAAGCTTGTCCCTGCGACGGCATTACGCTATCCGTTTTCGGTGATGGAAGACGTAAACCCGAACGGCGGAGCATGGCTAAAGAAAGTTTTGGCTGAAGTCTAATGACCTATTTGGAACTTTGCAATAAAGTCCGGGAAAAATGTGCAATTTCAGGAGGTGATCTTCCATCTGTCGAAAATCAGGTTGGCACGCGACTAAAAGTGGTGAATTGGGTTAATGATGCTTACGAAGATATTCAGCGACTTAAAAAAGAGTGGCTGTTTCGTCAAGCAGATAAAACCTTTCAAACCATCACCGGCGTCGATAGTTACACCAGTGAAATGTCGAATGTGTCTGAGATTAGATTCAATTCAGTCACCTCCTACACCACGTCTATCGGTGTGGCAGATGAATTGGAGTTGGATTTTTTACACTATGATGACTTTCGTCGCTGCTACCAGATTGGCTCACAAAATGACGCAAGACCCCTGCATTACAGTATCGGGAATGACCGCTCGTTATTGTTGGGGCCTAAGCCGAATGTGATTTATGCCATCAACTTTCAATATACTCAAAAAATTCAAAGTTTATCGGAAAATACCAGTGAACCGATTATTCCCGATGATTATCAGATGGCGATTGTCTGGAAAGCAGCCATGTATTATGCAGGTCACGAAGAAGCTCCGGAACAATTCCAAGTTTTCAATCGGTATTATTTAGATGTTCTTAAAGAACTTAATGAAGAGCAGTTAAATACCGAACCATTTGAAATGGAAACTCTGGCATGAGTCGTCGGACACTTATCCAATTTCCATTACAAGGGGGGCTAGACTTAGAAACCCCGACGATGGAAAAGCCAGCCGGAGCACTAATTTCCTGCAAAAATTATGAAGCGGCGAGTCGCGGCGGATATGACCGAATTGAAGGGTTTGAGCGCTTCGACGGCAGACCATCGCCTACAGATGCAGCCTACTACACTTTAAACTTTGATGCCGGGGATATTGAACCTTCGGTCGGTGATTCTATCCTGGGCGGAACCTCTGCGGCAACTGCGG